CTGTAGGACTGCGAGGTTTTTTTATGCGCACGAAGAAATCACCTGAACGACGGCAAGGCCGAGGCACGAAGGACATTGGAGTCCTGCCTCAGATCCCTGTGTCGGAGGCTTCTATCCCTGCGGCTCCAACCCATCTAAGCGAACGCTGGAAGAACTCTTGGGCGGTCTTCTGGTCGTCGCCGTTCTCGCAGCTCGTCGCACCTGCGCAACACCCTGCGGTCGAGCGGCTGTTCGGCCTGTATGACGAGCGGGAGCGAATGGACGCATTCATTCGTCAGGAGCCGATGCTTGCTGGATCGCAAGGTCAGCCAGTCGTAAATCCGATGTACCGGCAGAGGACAGCAGCCGACGCTGAGATCAGGCAGTTGGAGGATAGGCTAGGCTTGAACCCACGGTCAGGCTTGCAACTGGGCATCCAGTTCAGCGAAGCCGCGAGGAGCCTTGAGGAACTAAATGCCAGAATCGCTTACGCAGCCAGCATCGAGCAAGGCGAGGAAGACGACCCGCGCCGAGTTGCCGAAACCACCTCAGAAGAGGCCGCTGTACTCCAGCCCGATACCGACTCCGCCACCGCCTAGCTGGGGCGGCTTGATCTGCCGCTGGATTGAGACCAACCTCGTCCACGGAGAAGGCGACAAGTTTGGAGATCCTTTCAGGCTTGAGCCGTGGCAGCGCGCGTTTATCTGGAGGCTCTACGAGTACGATGCCAGCACTGGCAAGCGTCTTGTCAGGCGTGCGCTGCTCGGCACTCCAAAGGGCAACGGCAAGACGGAACTACTCGCCGCCATTGCGCTCGCTGAACTCGCTGGTCCGAAGGCGCCACTAGCAGCCAACATCCCAGTAGCCGCCGCTTCCTTTGAGCAGGCTGACCTACTGTTCGGCACGGCTCGGATAATGCTGACGCAGGGTCCTCTTGCCAAGCACTTTGAGGTCTTTGATACGGAGATTCTGCGCAAGGATGGACCAGGGCGTATGTACCGCGTAGCTGCCGCCGCAGGCACCAACGATGGCGGCCGTCCCACCTGCTTCATCGCCGACGAGTTGCACGAATGGACTGGTAACAAAGAACGCGTGCATCTCGTTTTGTCCAACTCTCTTGCCAAGCGCGCAGAGGCGCTTGAACTCAACATCTCCACGGCAGGGTCTGATGAGAACAGCCTGCTCGGTCGGCTGCTGACCTACGCCAAGAAGATCAGTCTCGGCGAAGTCAGCGACCCATCGTTCCTCGCAGAGTGGTGGGCTGCTAGGGAGGGACACGACTACGAGACTGAGGAGGGCTGGAGGGCAGCCCTTGAGGAGTGCAACCCAAGCGCACCAGCGTTCGTAGACATCGAGCGCCTTGTAGCAAGAGCCACCGAGATCCCACGCCACGAGATGATGCGCTACCACCTGAACCTCTTTGTCCAGCCGCCAGACCGCTGGATCGGGCTTGATCAGTGGATGAAGCTCAAGGACCTCGCCCAAGCGCCCAAGCTGGGCGACCGCATCGCAATCGGTATGGATGGCAGCTACTCGCGTGACGCTTCGTCGCTCGTCGGCTGCACGCTGGACGGCTATCTGTTTCACATAAAGACTTGGGAGAGAAACACCCGCGACCCTGAGTGGACGGTGCCGCGAGCCGAGGTTGATGCGGCTGTTGATCACGCGATGCAGACTTACGACGCCACGCTCTTCTGTGACCCCCCAGGGTGGCAGACTGAAATCGAGCAATGGGCGCAACGGTACGGAGCAAGAGTCGCCATCTTTCCGACCTCGTCACTTGAGCGTATGGGTCCAGCCTGCGACCGATTCTTCACCGCCGTTGCGACAGGAGAAGGCCTTAGGCACGACGGCGATCCACTAATCGCTCGGCACATCGGCAACGTTCATACTAAGCAGACGCGATACGGTACTGTGTTAGGCAAGGCATACAAATCCAGCCCTGATAAGATTGACGCTGCAATCGCCTCGGTCATCGCTTTTCAGGGTGTAAAGTCCCTGCTAGTTGAGCCTAAGGCTCAGGCTAAGGTTGAGTGGATTGAGTTGTAGGGAGACTGATGGGCATTCTTGATCGCGTCTTCGGACGCAGCCAGCCAGAAGAGAAGCGATTTATCGGCGGTCAGTGGCTCGTCCAGGAAGCGCAGACAGGCGCAGCCGGTGTTGTCGTCACGCAAGAAAACGCCACGTCTATCGGCGCAGTCTATGCCGCTGTCAAGCTCTACGCCGACACCGTTGCGGCAATGCCGTGGGACACCTACATCCGCATTGACGGAACGCGCCGACCATACCGTCCGCGACCGCGCTGGATGGACGTGCCGATTCCAAACAACCCGAACTACAGCGCGTTCCAGTTCAAGCATCGCGTCGTCTCGTCGCTGCTACTTGACGGCAATGCGTTTGTGCTTTGCCTACGCGACACGTCAGGCAATGTCATTGAGACACGAGTCCTTGATCCTCAGAAAGTAGAGATCAGGACTGGCGAGATGGGCGTGCCTGTCTATCACATTGAGACCGTTGAGGGCGTTGCAATCCTCGGCACCGACGAGATCATTCACATCCCGCTCTTCGCCACTGGCGAGATGCATCGCGGGCTGTCACCAATCGAGCATCACAAGGTGACGCTCGGACTTGCATCTGCGACGCAACTCTTCAGCGCAAAGTTCTACGAGAACAACGCAAGCGTTGGCGGACTGATCAAGGTTCCAGGCGAGTTGACGCAGGATCAGGCAGACGGACTCCGCAACGGCTTCGGTCGCCGACACGCTGGCGTGGACAAGGCGTGGCGCGTGGCCGTCCTAACTGGCGGCGCAGACTATCAGCAACTCGGCGCAAAGATCAGCGACCTGCAACTTGTAGAGACGCTTCACTACGGCGTGGAAGCCATCGCTCGCATCTACGGCGTGCCGCTCCATATGCTTCAGTACCCAGGCGGCAACACGTCTTACGCCTCTGTTGAGTTGATCGGCATTGAGTGGCTGCGACTCGGACTCGGACCAATCATCGCCAACCTTGAGGCTTCGTTCCAGCGCATCGTGCCAGGCAGCCAGCAGACCTTCTTGAAGTTCACGCTGGACGGACTGCTGCGCGCAACGACGCAGGAGCGATACAACTCGTACAGCACCGCGCTGAACAACGGCTTCTTGAGCATCAACGAAGTTCGCTCGCTCGAAGATCGCTCGCCAATCGGCGCAGCCGGCGACGAATACTGGAAGCCACTGAACATTGGAATCGTTGGCGAGACGGAGCCGCAAGCCTGATGCCGTACTTCGTCACAGACACAGCCGAGGGCTGTGCAGGCTGGGCGACCGTCAAGGAGGGCGGCGAGGTGATCGGATGCCACGACACGAAAGATGCAGCGGTCGCGCAGATGGTTGCGGTCTCACTTGCTGAAGGCATTGAGCCAGGAGGCGACTACCGCGTCCTGCCAGACAACTACCGACCCGCACTCTCTGAGGATGTGCCAGAAGGCCGCGCCTGCGGCAACTGCGTCTTCTACAACGAGGCAAAGATTGAAGGCGACAAGGCGTACTGCGAGAAGTGGGACGACTATGTGAGCGGCGCCTACTACTGCAACGCGTGGCAGCCTGACGATGCTGGCGAAGACGACGGTCAGCAGGACGAGGCGCGCGTGCTGATTGACGTGCCGCAATACATCCAAGAGGCCGCGGAGAAGGGTCTGACCTACGAGCGCAACGGCTACGCGGGCGAAGGGCTGACCGACCAGACCATTGAAGAGGCGCGGCAGCTACGCGCTGGACAAGTCGAGGACGACAAGGTGACGCGGATGCGCGCGTGGATTCTGCGCCACCGCATTGACTGGGAAGATGTCGCTCGCAACAACAATCCAGATGACGAAGACTTCCCAGGACCAGGCGCTGTTGCCGCCTATCTGTGGGGTGTTGATCCCACAGCAGAGAATGGCACACAGCGCGTCCTAGAATGGGCAGATGGCGTCCTCGCGCCGCTAGAGACTGAAGAGAGGTTTGACGTGAAGGAACTTGAGACACGCGCTCTGCCGATGGGCGAGTTCACCGTGACAGAGGGCGAAGATGGTCAGAAGACCTTTACCGGCTACGCCGCGCTCTTTGGCGCACCGTCGTCTGGGCTGCCATTCACCGAAGTGATTGCGCCAGGTGCGTTCCGACGCACACTGAGCCGCGTCGCCGACGGCAAGAAGATCGTCTCATTCCTGTTTGGTCACGATGAGACTCGCGCACTTGCAACGACTGCAAGCGGCCGACTCGCGCTGACTGAAGACGAGCGCGGCTTGAAGGTTGAGGCTCGCCTTGATCCAGCCGATCCAGACGCCGCTGGCGTGATCTCCAAGTTGACGCACGAGGCGCGTGCAATGGGAATGTCGTTCGGCTTCACGATCCCGAAGAACGGCGATCAGTGGGACGACGATCTACGCACGCTGCGCGAAGTCAATCTCTTTGAGGTGAGCGTCCTCTCTGCAGGACAGACTCCCGCATACCCAGCGACGCTGGGTCTTACCTCCGTTCGCAAGATTGCGTCCCGAATGGGCGTAGACGGCGACCGGCTTATCACAGCCATCGAGTCCCTGAAGTCAGCGACCCCGCTGACCGAGGCGGATGTCGAGGTGATCGAGACCGTCACGGAGAAGTTGGCTCCGAAGCGCACAGGGTTGGATTCGTCCATCGCTCGCGCCAAGTTGCTGCTCGCCGAGATGGAATCGGAATCGCTCTAAAAGCCACGAGGTCGCGCCCCGCTGCGCTAAGTACGCAAGCCCGCGCCAGACCATCCCGCTCGGTGAGCCGCACCATTGTGGAAACCAATCAAAAAAAGGAGACAGAAATGTCAGACGTTAGGAAGCTACACGAGAAGCGTGCTTCCCTCTTGACCGAGGCTCAGTCCATCGTGACTGACCTTGCCGAGAAGGGCGAAGCGCTTGAGGGCGAGTCACAGGCTCGCTTTGAGA